TCATGGAAACCAAAGTGACCTACACGGTCGAGGCTATCAACCGCCCATACGGCGCAGGGGATGCTATCCCCTGGAGCGATGCCGTCCGGACCGAGGGACTGACCGAGCGGAAGGCGATCACGCTGTACAGCCAAATCTATCGCTGGTATCATCCGGAACCTTATGCCTGGAGTGGACACGTCCGGATAGTCGGCTCAGACCGATGGACCTACACGGTCGAGCCGCCCTCGCCCGGCGAGCGCTCCCTGCTGTGCCGTATGTACCACCTGGACGACCTGTAAGCACCATTGTCGTCAGCGGGTTGAGCAATCGGCCCACGAACGACAGCGATTTAATTGCTGAATTGTAGGAGGGGCATCATGGCATTAGGCGACACTATCAAGTTGGAGAAGGTAACTCTGCTAATTGCGACCGAGGTTTATACCACCGGGCCAGCAGCGAAGGGCGCCACGGGGCTGGATAATATCATGGAAACATTAAACGCACACCTGGACGCAGACTGCAAGATTTTGGACTCAACCGTTGAGGAGTACCGGCTTTTCCCCCACTATCTACTGGTAGCAGCCGCGGCGAATGAGGAGCCAAAAGAATGACCCAGCGAGGGAAAGGCCGACCACGGGCGGCGCTCTGGCGGTCGCTTCAACGCAAAGGGACCAGGATTCGGCAGCGCCTTGAAGTCGGCGGCATATATACGGATGTTCCATCGGGGCGGTCTGGCAAATCGCCGGGCCGTCCTCGGTTCGGACGCGAACATTTAACCGGGGCAGTTTGGGAGATTGCCGGAACGGTCGCCGGTCCTTGTATCAGCGTATCTCATTGGGCGGGCGGGGTGCGGACTATGGCGACATTATACCCGACGATCCAGATCGCCCTGGACGCGGAACTCTACAACGCCGGGGCAGATAAACAGGAGGAATTATGACCACACCCGAAACCGAGTACAATGGATGGAAAAATTGGGAGACATGCAACGTCGCTGAATCGTTAACGACTAACCATCCCTTGTATTGCATCGCCCAGGGGTATACCAGATATCGTACGCCGTTTCTAAGCCTCCGGACCGATCTGGCCAAAACATTCAACTTCTTAAAAACAAAGGACGGCGCCGATCTTTGGGATTCCGCGCTGGACATTGAAGCGCTCGACGATATGCTCCGGGAACTCTGACCCGGCATACCGTCCGGAAGTCTGACCAGCAGCCCGGCCCTTTGGGGCCGGGTTTTTATCTGGGCGGAATAACAACGACCCGGTGGGTGATATTCCACCGGGCCGCTTTTAGGAGGATTGGAGCCGCCGGCTCTCTCGGGATGGTCATCATATCCCGAGACAGCAAATCAATTATAGCCTATTTGACCGTGATCGGGACATCGACCAGATTGTCGGTTATAGTCCTGGCCTTGACGGTACTGCTAACCACGAAGTCAGCGAGGTTGATTCCATCCCCGTCGCCGAATTTAGATGTATTATCCATCGTGATAACGCCAGCCTTGACGTAGTCAATATTCCAGCCGCCAACCGAACAGTCCAAATCTGACCAGGCCATAACACCAATCGTGGCGTCACCGTGCAGCTCAATAATCACCCGGTCTACGACGGAATTTTCAGCAAGAAAATCCCCACTTCCCCGTGAACTTTCAATGTTCATCTCGGTGATCGTGCTGTCAATGGTGGCGTCCAGTGCGTGGCCGTCAGTCTGGGCGGAAAGTATCAAACTTGCCGATTCGACATTTTCCATGCTCAGGCTCGAGGCCGACACGCCCGTCATACTCCAGGTGTCTACATAGAGCCAGCCTGTCGTATTGGTAGTTCGCTGGATCGTTATGCAATCAGTTAGCCCAGCCTTGCCCAGGTCAAGGTTATTGAGCGTGAGAGTATTGAGCCGTACCCCAGCCGCCAGATTTATCTGGAGCGTTTGGTTCTGGTCTGCTGGATTTTCCGGGTCAGGCTCCAACTTCACACCATGCACCACAGGGAGAGGATAGGCGGCCCCGACTTCGGGCCAGACCGGGGTGTCATCAGTGCCAGCAATCACGAACGTAAATGCTAAGGCAAATCCCCCTGCGACCACGCCCAGGGCCATTCCGATGCCCCGGAAGCCGCTCAGATCAACTTTGAATTTCGGGGTCGGGATGCGGAGCGCATTTAATACGCTGATCCCAGGAAGTCGTGGCGATGAGAATCGGGCCAGCTTGAGGTCGCGGTCCCGGAGGAGTGCTTTCCGGTTGCGCCAGAGAACGACCATCAGCCCGACGGTGATGACGGTCGCGCCGGCAACACATACCGCCGCCGTCAAAATGAACGCCAGCAGCTCGGAAGCTCCCAGCGCTATCATCCAGTTCTGGAGGCTCTGGATGGCCCCACCGATTGCCAGTATCTGCATTAACTATCCCCCGCTGATTTGCCGTCGTTCACCAGGCGCTGGGCCAGAGTCGCCACAAATGCGGTTACCGGCCCTGAGAAAAGTCCCATTGCAACAAGGACTATGTCCAGGTGCGGAGCCACTTCTGCCGGGTTACTTGTGGCCTTCCAGACTATGATTATGCCCAGACAGACGAATGATAGAACTATTGGCAGGACGAAAATCAGTGTGAGAAATTCCGTCCCGGATAGCGTTGTCGATGTCTTGGACCGTAGGCGCTCGATCTCGACCCGCGCCTGGGTTAATTCCTCATAAACACTCGCCGGCTGGCTTGCGTCGTCGCCGTCCGCCATTTATCAGGCTTCCTCATATATCCAAGCCATGACCTCATTATTCCCGTCCACCTCGACCCGGAGCGTTTCGAGTTTGATCGCGACCGATTCGGTCAAGGCGGCGCCGTCCGAATCTCTTGAGTTGATGTCGTGCGCGGTACACCGGGACACCAACTCGGAAAGGTCGCCGCCGAAATATTCGTCCCGATGACTCCCGGCGGCGTGGCCGTTGCAATTACAGCCGGCGGTTGCCAGGACTTCGTTGACCAGGTCCATCCGCTCCAGGATGTCGAGGTCGTCGGCGGTATTTACGTCCAGAGGCGCGAGACCGCTCAGCGCCGGGAATGGGCCAAGGATTCTTCTAGGCATTGGTCTGTTCTCCTTCAGATCAACTTTGAATTTCGGGGTCGGGATTAGGAGTTAGTCTGCACACCGGACACAAAAACGCGGTCGGTCGTACCAGCCTTCCTCAGGTAGGCCGAATTAGTAATCATTATTGAGGTGTTATAGATCGGCTGATGTACCGCATTCGCATTGTCCGTCGTATGCGTATTGAATATCCCGATGATTGTAATTAGATTGCTCCCGTCATATATAAATAGGCTGTCAGTCAAAAGGTCTTTGACGATCGCGCTGATCTGTTCCTCCACGCCCGACGACGGTTGGCGATTAGTTACGCCAGTTCCCATTAGCTGAGCGACTGCGTCGCCGATTGCCATAATTTCCTCCTAGTGTCCGAATAATCGAATGAGCGCAAAGTCGGCGGCGGCCTTGGAAACAATCCCGGTTACTGCCAGGGTTATCGCTCCGTCGCCATTCGTGATAGTAATATTTGAACCCGCGGTCAAGGTAGCCACGGCGGGGCCAGATGAACCGCCGATTAAAATCTGGCCGGAGGAAGTCATCGCGGCAGCGGCGACGGTGTCCGTCCCGGAGTCCTGGGTGATCAGGACCGCCTTATCAGCCAGCGAGGTTGCGCCGATCCCGCCATTGGCGACGGGCAATGTTCCGGAGACACCCGTGTCGAGGGCGACTTCGTTCCAGGCGGGATTGTTATTCGTCCCCGTATTTGCCAGATATTGAGTAGAGGTTGTGGATTTAGCAAGCCGCGCCGGAGCGTTGGCTCCGGTGGCATACAGGATGTCACCCTGAGCAGAAAATATAGCTCCCGCCGTTTGGTTTTGATTATCCCGGATATAGGTGTTTAAGTCGGCGGCGGTAACGATTCTGCCGCTGGCCCATGTGAGTGGTGTCGTCCACGCCATAGATGCGCCTCCTGTTTTTTAGTACGCCAGCCGGGTCGCCGTATCCAATGCCGAGGTATTCAAAACCCAGCAATCGGAAAATTGCCCGGCGTCCGAGAGTAGATACGTCACCCGGTGCATCCGGTTCGCGGCGATCTGATGGCTGATGCCCTCTATGAAGAAATCCTGGTCTATGGAAAGGTCGGCGGTGTTATCGGCGACCACGGTGACGCGCTCGGATATGTCCCGGTCGAGCATTTCGTTCAAGGCGTTAGTATCCCGGTTGGCCCAATAGCTCAGCTTCAAAACCGCGGACGGGTCCTTGTATAGGTTGACATTGAAATTCGCCCAGTCCAGGGCCTCCCCGCTATCAGGGATGAAAGGAGTCGCGCTGGGCCAGGTCCGCTTGCCGAAGTCGGTCTGGCTGGTCGCATCCTCGACCTGGATCGTGATCGGATCGTCCGCGGTGATGCCGGTCCCACGCGCCTGGAGCTTAGTTATATATGCCGTAACTGAGCCGTTGTTGGTCAGTGTGATCTCCATAGTCTCGGAAGATTTGGAGACTGAAATCCCAACGTCTGAGGTCACATTAGTCCCGGAGCCATCGGCGGCGGCGTTGGCTAACATATCGGTGGTGGATGCCGTGGTCGTCCAGGTATTGACTCCGACGGCATTGTTGGCCGAGCCTCTGGTCGGATACCGGGCGGTATATGTCCGGGACTCGCCCACCGGGATCGACGGAGAACTGGCCCCGGACTCAGAAAGCGTCCAGAGGACCGCCGCACTTCCGGCGGTGGTGAAGATTTGGACTGCGGTTTCGAAGCGATTAAAGATATGCGGGAGGCTGTCATCCTGGGTCAATCCAGAATATACCCTCGCGGCGCCGGAGGCATCGGAATATGTCGCCTGGCTGGTCAACTCATCGCCCGACAGCCGGTGGTGGCGATTGTCAAAGATGATCTTGCCGTCTTTGCCTTCCCGGATGAAACCGCCCTCGGTCGCCTCGACTTCCTGAAGCGCCTGGACCGCGTAGGTTTTGCTTTTCCAGTATCGAGTGATAGTCGTCAATCCGGTGTCGAGCGTCCGGTAGGTGCTGCCACTCCCCCAGCCGGCGGCGTCGAGGATGTCGTCCACGACCTGATCCGTCCGCTGGGCTGTCACCATTGGGACCTCGATCTGGTCAAGGTTGATCTGCCCCAGCGGCCCGGTGGCCTCAAGGATCGCGGTGGCATCACCGCCCAGAAATACTTGTGGCGTGATCCGGGTCAGGTAGCCCTCCCAAATAGCTTGATTGGTCTGAGTCGCCGACGTTCCCAGGAGTCGGACGGGCCGGCCTGGGAGAATCTGGCCGTATAAAGGACTGCCAGTATTAAATGTATTATAGTCGCCCGACCGATTATCCAGCACGACGCGCATCGTCCCGGCTTTGCTATTGCCGGTGAGCTGGCTGGCCCGGTCTCGACCGAAGGAGCAGCTTATGCCCCGGATTCGCTCACTGGCAACGACAAAAGCCGCGCCGTCCGCCCAGGTGACCGGGAGGCTAATCGGAAACGCCGCGGAATCCCAGCCGTCAGTTCCCCACCAGTTAACCTGTAATTTGTAGGTTGCTACAACCATCTAGGCTTTCAGCGCCTCAATCTCGGCCTTGAGTTCCTGGACCGCTTTAATTAGTGCGGCGGTGATCTGGCTCATGCTGACCGATTTGAGGTCAGAGACTCCGTTAACGTCGTGCTTTTTCCCTGCAACGACTTCGTCAATATCTATAATTTCAGTGTGGACGGCTTCGGGTATGACCGCCTCGACTTCCTGTGCTAACAGTCCGTAGAATTTCTGGTCGGGTTCTCCCCATCCTTTGCCTGCCTGAAAATTATATTTCACGGGGCGCAGTTGCATAATCTCGGCGAGGCCGACCGGAGTGTCCTCGATGTTCTCCTTGATCCGGGAGTCCGAGATGTCGTTGGAAGCCGATCCGGTAAATGTCCCATTGCTGGCAATCGTGAGCCTGGTCAGACCGCCGGCTCCGATAATCGTATTGGTCGAGGACTCATTAAAAAAGTACATCTGCCCGGTTGAGGTTTTGCCAATGTAACCCACAGTCGCATCATCTGAGCCGGTAAAAGTGAAATATTGATTCACTGCCGTTCCTGTACTGTCAGTATCTTTGAAACGCATGACGATTCCATCGGCGGCGTTCTCGATATTCATAGTCCCTGCCACGGTTAAATGGCTTCCGGTGAAGGTCAGATTAGCCTCTCCGATCAGCGCGTTTGCGCCCGTAACCGTGGCCACCGTGTTGTTCGTACTCCCGGACAGAGTCGTCCCACCAGCCGCCTGAAAAGTTGGCGCAGCCCCGGCCCCGTTACTGGTCAGGACTTGGTCGGCATTGCCCGCGGCCACCGCCGCAATCACGCCGGAGGCGTTCCAGGTTATCAACTCGCCGTCAGTACCGTCGGCCAGCTTTGCAATGCCGATAGCTTTGTCTGCGATGGCGGTAGCGTTTCCACTAGACGTAACCACGCCAGTCAAATTGGCGTTAGTCGTTACGTTGCCAGCCGTTAGGCTCGAAGCCGTCCCGGACACGTTGGTCATCACTCCCGATGCCGGCGTCCCGAGGGCTGGCGTCACCAGCGTCGGGCTGGTAGCAAATACCGCGGCACCGGAGCCGGTCTCATCAGTTAGGGCCGAGCGGAGGTTAGCGCTGGATGGCGTCCCCAGGAATGTCGCGACATTGGAGCCGAGGCTGGTTATTCCAGTGCCGCCGTTAGCCACGGGCAACGTCCCGGTGACAGCCGACGCAAGTGGAATCAGAGCCCACGCCGGGTTGTTGCTCGAACCCGTGTTCAATAATGCGTGGGTAGTTGTCCCCGACTTGGCCAATCGGCTGAGGACCGTCGAGCTTGAGGCGTATAAAATATCACCCTGAGCCTGGGAGTCGAATATATGACCAGTCCCATCGGTCGTTATATATTCCGCCTGAGTCAGCGTGGCGCCGGGGTCTTTGTGTTGAAATTCGTTAGCCATTGGTTTCTCCTATGCTCTTGCCAGTACGCCCTGGAAGCCGCCGCCCAGGACGGCGTCCCGGATTACTGAAGTCACTTTCTGCTCGAAGTCATCCATGCCGTTAATATCGCCATTTATAACCAGGTTGATCGTCATGCCGGCTCCGCCGCCACGTCCCAGCGGGACGACCGCCTCCGGGCCGGATTCCCCAATCATTGCCAAGGTTGGCTTGGTGACGATTCCGCCTTTCGCCAGCGTTGGAATCTCCGGGAGCCTGGGCATCCCGATGGAATAACCGCCCACCGATCCGCCGAATGGGAGACTGATGCGCGGGACATTTATCCGCATCGCATTAACGGCCCGGATGAACCGGTTGATCGCCCCGATCGCCACATTCAATCCGCCTGTTATGCCGGCGACCATCCCGTCCCAAATGCCAACGATGCGGCCCTTGAGGTTTTCAAATATCCCGATGAGCGCATCCGACACCGTCCGAAATGTGGTCTTGATCCCGTCCCAAATCTCGCGCCAGTTATTCTTGAGGAATAGAATGGCTTTGATTAGCGGGCCAGCCGGAAGCAGCCAGGCAAATTTGGAGGTGTATAGCGACTGGATCGTCCTCGATACTACGCCAAAAACATCCTTAATCTTATTGAAGGATATGACGAATGTTTCCTTCAAAAATACGATGATCTTGTCCCAGTTCTTATAGATGATGATAGCCGCGACAATGGCCGCGGTGATGCCCAATACGACGGCGGTGATCGGGAGCATCGACAGACTAAGCATCCCGAAGGCGCCGGACAATATCCCGATGGACGCCGCCAATGTCGGCAAAATTAACAGGATCGGCCCCAGGACCAGCGCCAGACCGCCCAACACTCCGACAACAACAAATAGGACTTTGCTCAGTTGTGGATGCTCCGAAGAAAACGCGATCAGCTTGGTCGTTACCTGCTCCAAGAGTGTCGCCAGGACGGTCAGCGCCGGGAGTAATGCCTTGCCAAATTCTTGCTGTAGGTCGCCCACACGGTTCTTTAGCTGGACCATCGGGTCGGCGGACGCCTCGGCTTGACCGCCGAATTTCGCCATTATGGCGGTTATAACCTCGGTCGCTTCGGCGCCCTTCTCCACTTCGATCCCGTAGCGTTTGAGCGCGGAGGTTTCGCCGCTGATAGCCCGCGCCACCAGAGTCGAGGCCGCGCCCAGGTCCATGCCTTTCCCGGCGGCCAGGTCGAGGACTGCCGGCAAGGCCGCCATTGCGGACTCGTAATCCCCGGAGACCGAGATCAGGCCCATCAACGCCTCCCGCTGATCCTCATCCCCGAAGTTGGTTTTGTTCTGCTGGGCCGCGATTACCCGCTCGATTGCGGCGGCCTGTGAGTCGTAACTTGTCCCGACATTCTTGAGGGCCACGTCTAGCTGGGCGATCCCGATGGCTTCGGCCTGGGCAGACTTGACCGCGGACGCGCCGAGCGCGGTTATCCCGGCGCCCAAGGCGGTCAGCCCGACGCCGATGGCCTTGCGGTGCTTCTTGATGTTGTCCGCCATCTTGCCGAAAGCCGACTGGGTTTTCTTGAAACCTTCCTCGGCAGACTTCGGGTCGGCGGTTATTTTGATCTCGACGTCGTTAGCCATTGTCCTCGTCCGGTTGTCCTTCCTGTACTATTGCAATCATGCGGAGCAGTGTCACGTCCTCGGCCATCAGTGCCGACGGGAGGCAGCTATACCGCTGGCAAAGGCCGTCAATCAACTCGGCCTCCTCCAGTTCCCACGGCTTCGTTATCGTCCGACCGTCCCGGTCGACGCCGCCGCCAACGTGCTTAAATCGCCGGATGGCTCGGCTAAAGGGGCCGGGACTGCCGCGACCGCCTCGCTCCAGTGCTGGACTATCAGCATCGCCAGTGACAGTGGAATCTGGAGCATCCCGGCGCCGGTTGCCGGGATAGACTCCCCGCCGGCGCCTTCAAGATTCCACTCCATCAAAACCTCGCCGCCAAATAGCTCGGCCATCCTGACCTGGTCGTCGCCCTCGCCGGCTTCCCGGAGGGCGATATAATGGGCGAAGCTAACATTTAGCTTGACCCACACCTCGGCGCCGTCGTAATCGGTCCCGGAGAATGTGATGTGGGCGGTCTGGTCCGGGATGCGAAAACCTTTCTTCGGCTTCGTCCCGTTAAGCGCGACCATTTATGCCCACGTCGGGACTACGCCACCGGCGAGCGAGCCAGGCGCCGAGAATGTCAACGAACCGTCCGATCCTCGACTCAGAGCATAATCGGTGTAATACAATTCACCGGCAAGGACCTGGCCGGAGATGGTCAAGGTCGTTGTCCGGGCGACCGACGACGATGGCACAGTTTTGAATACGTCGTGAGCCATGTTGCTCGCATCGTCGAACACTCCTGAGACGGACACGGTGAAATCTGCCAACAGGAGCAGCCGCTCCCGCGCCGACTTATCCAGTCCGGTGATGTCCTGTTCTTCTCGCGGTGTGGCGAAGTCTAGATTGGTGATGTCATTCGATATTGTCCGGGCGCTTCCGCCGGAGTCGTCGATCGCGACGGTCATTCCTAAGCCTGATTCTTTAGCCATTTACACTTCTCCTGTATTCTGTGTCGTTCCAGTGGTCCATGTATTCCAGGGGTTCCATGATTACCTTGTTCAGCCTCATAACCGGGTCGCGGTCGTGCGCGATTCTATGCCGGCCCAATGCACCATCGAAGCATTGTTGGCCCGGCGCAAAATGGAAAACGATCAGCCCGTCCTGTCGCTCCTCGGTGAACTCCATCCCCGACCGCCGCACCCACTCGATATTCCCCAGGTCGGTTGTCGGGAGGATCGTCCGCCAGCCGCGGACATAATTCTTGCAGTTGACCTCGGCGCAGCTTGCATCTTTCCAGTAATCCGGACCGGCGGGCCGGTTGATCCGCCATTTCATCATTGCCCATAATCCCCATACTGCCGGCGCTCCGTTATCAGACCAGCCTCGCCGAGTTGCCGGAGGACATCCGCGAATCCCTGGTGGTCTGACATGATTTGCCGCATTTCATTCTCGACTACCGCCTGGCGGGTTACCACATCGGACACTTTATCGGCCAGCTCGGTGTCCAGTTCCCGGTCCCGGATCGACTCAATAGCCGGCCCGTATTCCTCCATTATCCAGGCCAGCCGGGTCATATGCTCCTCGCTGGCGACCGATAAACTCTGGACTCGCTCGGCCAGGATGGCGTCGTCATATTGGGACTCTCTTAATTCCTCGATACTGTCCAGGGCGGAGTCGATATTGCCCCGGAGGGTTACGACCCAGCCGATCAAGCCGATCACAATGACGGCGACCGGGATCAGACTCAATCCTAATTGCAGAGGCTTCATACGATACGCTCCCAGTTGGCCCCGGTATCCGCCGAATATATCAGGCGCTCATGTACGGCGCAGCGCCGGCATATCCGGTCGGACCAGGCCGCCGGCTTCCATCTATGGATATTGAGCCAGCAAAAGATAATCATCAGTCGGCCTCCAGAATCTTCATCGACAGGGCGATGATCCCGCCCACCGACGTGCCAGTCGCCACTTCGTTGCTCAGCCATATTCCGGCGCCGGCTGTTCCTCCAAGGATTAACAGCGCCAGGAATATCTGAGGCCGAATCCTTTCGCGGACTGTTCGGCGTGGCGGCGGCTCAACCGGGCGCTGGTCAGAAGGCGACATCATCCTGGGCCGTTCCTCTACGGGTCGAGACGATGAAATCAAGATTTGAGAATGTCCCCGTGGTGGTGATTCTTAGATATCGCTCAACCGCTCCGGAGACCGTTATCCGCTCGGCGGTCGGCGCCGATGCGTAACCCACCGCGGTGAACGACAGGACAGTCGCGAAGGCATCGCTGCTCCCGTTATCGCTGGACTGCTGGATCGTCACGGTCGGCGTCCCGGAGTCACAATCAACGATCTCCAGATATGCCACCATGCCGGCGGAGGTTGCCGCGCCGTCGTCCCGGCTGGTTGATGAGCCGGCGCTGGAGTGGGTCTCTTTCCCGG